CCATATTTTTTGTAATCATAAATGGCCACTAAAAAGGAACGTGAGCAGCAGCGCGAGCACGCGCGGCTCCTGTACATGCAGGGGGAGCCTCAGAAGTCCATCGCCGAAAAGGTCGGTGTCTCGGCCCAGACAATAACGAAATGGGTAAGCGAAGGCAACTGGGAACAGTCCCGAGCCGCCGTGAACATCACGCGCCAGGAACTTGTGAACAAGATTCTTAAAAGTATCGATGTGCTTTTGGAGGACCTGGCGGACAACCCCTCGCCGGAGAAGACAGCCGCCAGCGCCGACAAACTTGTCAAGTTCGCCGCCACAGTTGAAAAGCTCGACAAAAAGGCTTCTGTGGTTGACGTGATAGAGGTGTTCCTGGCATTCAGCAGATGGTTGCGCCATCGTATGAGTTTTGACCCCAATGTCACGCCGGAACTGCTCAAGACAATCAACCATTATCACGACCTTTTCATTTCAGAGAAGCTCAAAGAAAGTTTTTAAAGCATGACAACGAAAGCGGAGATATTAAAAGCACGGGAAAGGTGGAAACAACACTGCGAAATGGTGCAGGCGGCTTCTGCCGTAAACATCGACGAGACAGCTGGGCAGCGCCTTGCACGTATGCGCCGGCTGCTGCTGAATTATGCCGATTTCGTGGAGTTCTATTTCCCGCACTGGACTGAGAACCCAAAAACGGGGCAGTCGACACCCTGCGCGCCGTTCCATATCGATGCGGCCAACAAAATCAGACAAAACCGGAACCTCAAGGCCGGTTTTGTTTGGCACCGTGGGGCCGCCAAATCTACCAACATGGACGTATTTATACCCATGTGGCTTATGGCCTGGGATATTGCCGGCTCCGAAATTTTCGGCGCAGCCAAAACAAAGGGGCGCGAAATAAATGTCATGGTGGTAGTCGGCAAATCTGAGGACAACGCCAAAACTTTGCTCAGCGACATTCAGGCTGAATTACAGTACAACCAGCGTTATATCGCCGATTTCGGCGAACAGCACAACGCCGGATCCTGGGAAGATGGCGAGTTTGTCACACGCTCGGAAGTCGCATTTTTTGCCCGTGGTCGCGGTCAGTCCCCTCGTGGTCTGCGCTACCGCTCACACCGACCGGATTACATCGTCATTGACGACCTCGACGACGACGAGCTGGTGGAAAGCCCCGCCCGTGTCTCTAAATTGTTTGACTGGGTGCGCTCCGCTCTTTTCGGCACTCTCGACGGTGGCCGTGGCAGGTTCTTTATGGTAGGCAACATGATTGCCAAAAATTCAGTGCTGGCTAAGTGGTGCGACATTAAGAGCGTACACGTTACCCGCGTGAACATCTACGACCGCGACGGCGAAATATCCTGGCGCGCCAAATGGACTCCGGACGAAGTGCAGGCAATTGCCGATGTCGCCGGTTATCGCGCTTTTCAAAAAGAATACATGAACAACCCAATTATCGAGGGTGCTGTGTTCCGTAATGAGTGGATCCGCTGGGCCAAGCGCCCGGCTTGGTCTAAGTTCTCCGAATTTGTCCTGTATATCGACCCCAGCTTCAAAGGCTCTACTAAAAACGACTTCAAGGCCGCAAAGCTCTGGGGAAAGGCCGGGACTTCCCTCTGGTGCCTCCGCGCTTTTGTCCGTCAGTGTTCCGTTGCCGAAATGGTCCGCTGGTGTTATGACCTCTACGAATGGGCCCGCGCCCGGGGCATTGCCGTGCGCTGGTACATGGAAGCCAATTTCATGCAGGACACCATCCTCGACGAGTTCCGCCGCGAGGGAGAACTGCGCGGCTACCAGCTCCCCATCACCGGCGACAAGCGGAAAAAGCCCGACAAGTTCCAGCGCGTCGAAGCCGTTTCCCCTCTCTGGGAGCGCGGTTTTGTCTGCTATGACGAAGCACAGAAGGACGACCCCGACATGCTCGCCGGCATCGACCAGACCCTCGCTTTTGAAAAGGGTATGCGCGGGCACGACGACGGGCCCGACGCCGACGAGGGCGCCATCTGGATTCTCCAGCGTGACACCCGCCAGAAAAATATTGTCAACAACACTTCAATAGGCTTGCGCCCTAACGCTAAAAACGTATCATGGTAATATCTGATTTTTTCCGCGCCATCCTGTTTGACTGGCGCAAAAAGCGTGCTATCCGCCAGGCTCGCCACTCGGCCGACCTGTACCGTAAAAAATTCCTTGTGCTCGTCTGGCAGGGGCGCCCGGTTTGCGTCTCAATGCAGGGCGTGAAAAAACTGATCCGGCAGAAAAAGTTCCCCGGACTCACCGCCGAAAAAGCCCGCGAAATTGCCATTTTTGAGGTCTCACCACGCAACACCACAGCCCAATGCTGACCCTCGACGACTACCGCAGCGTGTGCGACGACTACGAGTTCAAGCTGATAACCCAGAACGACGACATACGCCTGACGGCCGAAGCCGCAGCTATGGAGCAGATTGCCTCATACCTCCGCCACCGCTACGACACAGATCGCGCTTTTGCCGCTGTCGGCCCTGACCGTAATTCAATGTTGGTGCAGTGCGCCGTGAATATCTCCCTCTGGCTTATGGTCCACCGCCTGCCCCAGAATATGGGACACGAACGCCGAGAATGTCTTTACAACGACTCTATAAAGTGGCTGCGTGACATTCAGGCCGGCAAGGCTTCCCCGGACCTACCGCTCTATCAGTCCCCCGACGGCTCCGACGGCGACACCCACAACCCCGTCCGCTTCGGCTCGATGAAGCCCGGACGTTACGACTGGTAACGCCATTTAACACCGCATTAAACACCCGTTAAACACCGTTTAAGTAATGTTCAGACTATGCGCGAAAATAGAGATTAACGGCGACCGCACCTGGTCGCTCGACTTTGTCACTGCCGTGGAAATAACACGCGACACCGAAAAGCTCACAGCCGAAGCCAAAATAACCCTCCCCAAAAAAATCAAGTGGGACGGCTCGGCTGAAATCCCCGTGCGCCGTGGCGACCGGGTGCGCATATCTCTGGGCTACGACGACAGGCTCCAGCTCGCTTTTGTCGGTTATGTCCGCGACGTCGGCTTCAAAACGCCCGTGGTCATAACCTGCGAGGACGACATGTTCCTGCTCAAACAAATGCCGGCGCAGAAAAAGGCTTACCGCTCTGTTTCCCTCGAAACATTGCTCAAGGACCAGGGGATTACCTACCGCCTCAACATCATGGGCGAACAATCCCTCGGCGCCTATCGTGTTACTGCCGACACTGTCGCCTCCCTGCTTGGCAAACTTTCCGAACAGGGCATCCGCTCATTTTTCCGCTATGAGGACGGAGAGCCGGTGCTTTATTCCGGGGTTCTCTTTGAGCGCGACACAACACCCTCCCAGACTTTCAAAACCGGGCTTAATATCATTTCAGACCAGAGCCTCCAGCAGCAAAAGGCCGAAAATATGCGCCTGCGTGTCAAGGCGGTCAGTCTTATGCCGAATAATAAAAAAATCAAAGTTGAGGTCGGCGACAGTGACGGCGAACACCGCACACTGCACACCTACAACAAAACCGAAAGCGAGCTCAAGGCCTGGGCGGAACAGGAAATCAAACGCCTTAAACGCGACGGCCTCACAGGCTCTTTTACCTCTTTCGGCTATAAGCTCGTTGACCCGCTCGACGCCATCGGCCTTATTATCGACGGCAACCAAATGGGAGTGTATCAGGTCAAAAAAGTTGTGATTAAATATGGCGATTCCGGCTTCCGTCAAGAGATAACCCTCGGCCTCCGCGTCGCCTGATTATGGAACTTATAAGACTTATTGGACTTATGGCAGATATTAGAAACATTATTCGGCAACTCGCACAGCCCGACGGCGAAACCGTCGCCCTGGTCTGCACTGTTGACGCCGTTGACAAAAAAGCCAGAACCATAGACTGCACTCCGCTGAATGAGGGTGCGCCCCTGCTCGGTGTCAATCTCCAGGCCAATCAAGAGGCCGATTATGGCCTGTGCCTGTTCCCGGAACCGGGCAGTTATGTTGTTGTCGGCTTTGTCGCCGACGGCGCCGCCGGGGTGGTGCTGCTCACTGAAAAAATTGAGGCGGCCGAAATTGTCATCGGCGACACCTCCGCCGTCATGGACGCCGACGGGGTGCGTATCGACGTGGGCGACATTTCCGCCCATCTGGATAAAGAAGCCGTGGTTTTCAATGGTGGCGACCTTGGCGGTCTTGTCAAGGTTCAGGCCCTGACAAAACGCCTTAACCTCATCGAAAACGACATCAATGAATTAAAGAGAATATTTGCCACCGGCTGGATTCCGGTTGCTCAGGACGGCGGGGCTGCTCTAAAAACAGCTACCACCTCCTGGTGCGGTTCTATGCTCTCTCCAACACAACGCAACGACTACGAAAACGAAAAAGTAAAACATTAATACTCCAGTAATGGCCAATATTATTTCCAACATTCGCGATTTTTTCAGCCGTCCCACACGCTCTGAACTTGTGGAACTCTCCCGTGCTCTGCGCACTAAGCAGGGTGTCAGGCTTTCGGCTATGCTCCAGCAGCAGACCGACAGCCTCACCAAAAAGGACGTGGCCGACTGGCGCGCCGCACATCAGCTGGCCATCGACTACGAAAACCCCAGCCGCGTCCGGCTTTACGACATTTTCGCCGACTGTGTCCTCGACGCCCATCTCTCCGGCTGTATTGACCAGCGCAAGGGCAAGGTCTTGCAAAAAGATTTCAGGCTCGTTGACCCCTCTGGCAAGGAAAAAACGGAAGCCACTGAATTGCTGCAATGCGAGTGGTTCGCCGATTTTCTCGGCCTCTGCCTTGATTCTATCTATTGGGGGCCTACTCTCATTCAGCTGGGCGACGTCGTGCGTGACAATGGCCCTATGCGTTTCGACGGGGTGGAACTTGTGCCCCGCAAGCACGTGGTCCCGGAATACAGCGTCCTCGTCCGCGACCCCGGTGGCGATTGGCGCCAGGGCATCCCTTACCGCGAGGGAGACATTGCCAACTGGTGCGTGGAAGTGGGTAAACCCCGCGACCTCGGCCTGCTCCTGAAGTGCGCGCCCTCATGCATCAGCAAAAAAAACATGCTGGCCTATTGGGACGTGTTCGGCGAAATTTTCGGCATGCCTATGCGTATCGCCCGCGCCAACACCCTTGACGACGGGGAGCGCGCGAAGCTCGAAGCCGCCCTTGATAAAATGGGGGCTGCCCAGTATATCGTCACCACCGACGGCACAGAAATTGAAATCAAGGAAAGCAGCCGCGGCGACGCTTACAATGTCTATGACAAGCGCGTGGACCGTTGCAACTCAGAACTGTCAAAAGTGGTGTTGAATCAGACTATGACCATAGATTCCGGAGCGTCTCTCTCTCAGTCTGAAGTGCACCTGGAAATTTTTGAGCGAACCACCGCAGCCGACGCCATAATGTGCGCCCACATCATAAATGGCCGGCTGCTGCCCCTAATGGCGCTCCACGGCTTCCCCGTCAAAGGGCTGCGCTTTCAGTGGAACAATGCGGCAAGCTACACCCCGGCCGAACAGCGCGAGATCGAACGCCTGCTACTGGAGTATTACGAAATTCCTCCCGAATATTTCACCGACAAATACGGTGTGACAATCGACCGGCCGCGCGAAACAAAAACACAGCCCGACCGTTTTTTCGACTGAGCCCCGCCCTGCGACTGGCTGACACGGTGGGGCTGCGCCGCTCATATCACGCGTTTAACGCCGCTTTGGGTTCTTTGTATGAGGAGCAGTTGCTTGAATTGTCCGCCGGAACTACCGGCCCCGATTTTGACGACACGGCATTTTTTGACGCTGCCGGAATGGTCTACAACGCCGGGGGCTTTGAGGCGTCGCAGCTCAATACTCCCGAAGCCCGCCGCCTC